AAAAGCAGGCGCTAAAGGAAAGACTACGGTTGCTAATACAAAAGCTGCGAAGGTAACGAATTTAAAAAACGGTGGGGCTGTAACCAAGCCTAAAAGACCGTTTAGGGGTAAAAATATACCCGGAACTGTTGTAGCGCGAGGATGCGGCGCTGTAATGGCTAACAGAAGAAAACGCACCAAAATTGCATAGGAGCGAAAAATGGCAAAAGAATTTATGACTATGGATGAATATGCGTCTAGCCTTGTTGGCAACGTAGCCCCTACCATGAAGAAAAAAGGTATGGCTAAAGGTGGCAGAGTGAAAGCCAAGGGCATGGCTAAAGGCGGTAAAGTCCAAAAGATGGCTGGCGGGGGAGCCATGAAGAAGAAGGGTTATGCCAAAGGCGGTAAAGTCCAAAAGATGGCCGGTGGCGGCATGATGAAGAAAAAAGGCATGGCTAAAGGCGGCAAGGTTCAAAAGATGGCCGGTGGCGGCATGATGAAGAAGAAGGGCATGGCCAAAGGCGGCAAGGTATAAGATCTTGCCCTATCTTCAAAGTAATATTCCGCATTTCAAGTGTTGGGTGCGAAGAGAGTATACGTGTAATCACTCTAATTATCATGGCGAGTTTCTTCACGCTATGGCGATTGCAGTTACCACAATGCCCAGCCGGTGTTTAAGTTTTCAGATGATATTCACCGGCTGTGAAACCGATGACACGGATGAACAGAATGTGCACGGAGGCGCGATGTGGGCTAGAATGCCCATAACAGCCCTTGTTGGCGACACGCCTTATGAAGAATGGCCAGAACCTATGCCTGTCCATTTAGCGCAACCTTGGGACTGTATGTCCCATACACACGCAGTTTATCGTTTAGACCGTGCTCATCCGTGCCCTTGGATCGCTAAAATAGGCCCTGAGTTTTATCCGGCTAAATACTATTTTACGGTAGATTATACGGAAAGCGAGATAGCGGACGATCCGGCACAACATAAGCAAAGTCACGTTTTAGAACTTTTGGACGCGGGGCCTTACACGGGGAATATCGTTGCGTTGCCTAATAATCGTGTTCGTGTTACACACCCTGCATGGTTTGAAACAGGGAAAGGGGCACCTGATTTTCTACCCTCACAGCATATACACTATTCAAAATCTGATTTAGACTATACAATGGATGTAAATCAGATCTTCGATAATCTGTATGCGAAGGATAAATAATGGCTGTATCAGGAAGCGTAAACTTTGAACTAGACGTAGCTGAGTATGTTGAAGAAGCGTTTGAGCGTTGCGGCTTAGAGGTGCGAACCGGTTATGACTTAACCACAGCAAGGCGTTCTTTAAACCTTATGTTGGCGGAATGGGCTAATAGGGGATTAAACCAGTGGACTATTGCACAAAGAACGCAAGCTCTTACGTCTGGTACAAGAACTTATGCCTTATCTGCTGATGTAATTGATATATTAAGCGCTGTAGTTACAAGAAGCGGGACTGATTTCATGTTGACTCGCGTCAGCCGGGATGATGACTTGAACATCCCTAACAAAGAAACCACTGGTCGTCCCACACAATTTTTTTTAGATAGACAAGTAACACCTAGTTTACGTATTTGGCCCACTCCTGAGAATAGCACAGACGTTATAGTGTACAACGCTCTTACACGAATGGATGATGCAGACACGGCGATAAATACTTTAGACATGCCTTTTAGGTTTTATCCCTGTTTAGCAGCCGGACTGGCTTACTATATATCTTTAAAAAGAGCACCTAATCGCACTCAAATGTTAAAAGCCATTTATGAAGAAGAATTTGAGAGAGCAATGGGTGAGGATAGAGATAGATCTAGTTTCACGGTTACGCCAGAGTATGCTTATTTTAGGACAAATTAATGGCTAGATATGCTACAGGAAAGTATGCAAAAGCCATATCAGACCGTTCAGGTTTAGAATATCGCTATAAAGACATGCGAAAAGAGTGGAACGGTTTGCTTGTTGGTAAGGACGAGTTTGAAAGAAAGCATCCTCAATTAGGACCTTTTCGTAAAATACATGATCCGCAAACTTTAAAAGAGGCTAGACCAAACAACAATAAAATACCGGTTACAGTAAAATTTCCTATATTTAGCGTGGTAACTTTGCAGTATCAAAGAGTTCCTCAAGCTGAAGGCTTAGTAGGAACAGTTACCTTGGGAGGCGATGTTGTTACCCCGGCCTCAGTAACGGGAGTTTCTGCTTCTATTAGTCTTGGTTCGGTAACAGTGGCTGGAGCAAGCACGGGATCGACCTTTGATTCAACAAGTGTTACACTTGACGCAACAACCAAGACTTTTGACGAGGCTTAAATGGCAAAACAATCAGTAGGAATTGGATCAAGCGCAAATGACGGCACTGGTGATACTCTTCGTGCTGGTGCCGATAAAATAAACGATAACTTTACTGAAATTTATTCTGCGTTGGGAAACAGTTCCAATGTCTTAACTGATATTATAGACGCTAATGGTCTTTTAGACGTTAGTTCAGGTGCTAACAAGATTGTATTTTACTACAGCGGGCTTAGTGACTTACCAAGTGCTTCAACATATCACGGCGCTGTTGCTCATGTTCACGCTACAGGCGGCCTCTATTTCGCTCACGGTGGTGTTTGGATAAGGTTGAATGATGAAACCACAGGACCAGTAACGAAGTACACTGCCGGTACTAGCGGAAGCTCGGCTTACACGTTCACTGGTCCGGGCGCTACTTCAGGAAATAATCCAAACTTCACCTTTTATAAGGGGCATACTTATCTGATTGACAATACAGCTAACGTGAGTAGCCACCCTTTGCAGATTAGAACATCTAATGGTGGATCTGCCTTTACAACAGGAGTTACAGAAAATTATAATTCTACCACCGGATTAACGCAGTTCATTGTGCCGCATGAGCCAAGTGATACTTCTTTAGTATATCAATGCACAAACCATAGTTCTATGGTCGGGAATATAACGATAGTGTGATAATATGAGCTATACCTATACAGAATTGAAAACGGCTGTAAAAGATTACACAGACAACCAAGAAACAACTTTTGTTTCTCACTTAGATACGTTTATACGATCCGCTGAAGAGCGCATATTCAAAAGTGTTGATTTAGAGTTTTTTAGAAAAAACGTGTCTGGAGTGATGACTTCTGGAAATCAGTTTCTTGCCACTCCAGATGATTATTTGGCTTCTTTTAGTTTGTCCCTAGTGAACTCTAGCTCTAAAGAATTTTTGTTACAAAAAGATGTTAATTTTGTTCAGGAGTACAACCCTAATTCGGCAACTACGGGAGTGCCGAAATATTATGCTATGTATGATGTAAACAATTTTATACTCGCACCCACTCCAAACGCGTCGTTTGACACGGAGCTTCATTATTATTACAGGCCAGTTAGCCTAACAAAAAGTAAAGTCAACTTAACGGTAAGTGGTGTTACCGGTACATTTGTTGCTAATGAAACTATTACGGGCGGAACTAGCGGCGAAAGCACAACTATTAATTCTATCACGTCGGCTACTGTATTTGTAATAACTCTTCCTACGGGGGATTTTACTGTCGGGGAAACAGTTACAGGGGGCACAAGCGGGGCTACCGGGACAGTTGTATCAACCTCTGCTGATACGACATTGACTTGGTTGAGTGAGAACGCGCCTAATGCTCTTTTGTATGCAAGTCTTGTAGAGTCTTACACCTTTATGAAAGGTGAGGCTGATATTATGAAGATGTATAGCGAAAGGTTTATAGAGTCTTTAGTTAGGTTAAAGGATCTAGGCGAGTCTCGTGAAAATGATGACGCAAACAGGCAGGGGCTACCAAGAAGGGCTCGTTCGTGAAAATTGCTATTGTTGGACTAGGAGGCAGCTACGCTGACTATATTTCTGCGCGAGTTGCTTCTCAAGAATTTAATGAAGTATGGGGTATAAATTGTATCGGTGGGATTATTCATGTAGATCGAACCTTTATGATGGACCCAGTAACAAGATTTATAGACACCGAAAACGCTGGCTCTCAAACAGGAATAGCTAGAGAGTTTTTACACAAAAACATAAAACCCATTTATTCGTGTGTAACTCATCCTGATTTTCCAGCGATTGAGGAATATCCTTTAGAAAAAGTTATTAAATCAACCGGTTATTGTTATTTTAACAACACCGTGGCTTACGCTATAGCTTACGCTATATGGAAAAAAGCAACTAAGATATGTTTATATGGAGTTGATTTTACATATAAAAACGTAAACATGGCAGAGTCTGGCAGAGCGTGTGTTGAGTTTTGGTGCGCTATAGCTGCTTCAAAAAAAATAAAATTAGAGATTGCTCATCATTCAGGCTTGCTAGATACAAATGTTCCAGATAATGAAAAATTATACGGTTATCATAGATTAAGTGACCCTTTAGTGCAAACCGTGCACGAAGGAAGTGTGATGATAACAAGACAGTCTGAGGTGAATCCTCCAGAACCCGTGGAGAGTGAGCCTGTAATTTTTGGGAGACACGATCATGTTTGATTTAGGTTCGGGAAGTGTGGGAGCCGTTAATATAATGACTTCTGAAAATGGTGGTTTATCTAACGATCAAATCGCAGATATGTTAGCAAATAAATTAATTTATATATCGGATGATGCTCCTGAACCTATACGTTTACAAGCAGAGGTTTTTAAAGATAGAGTTAGAAATCTAGCACAATATTATATAGAGTTGGCTAGGAAAGAAGAACGTGCTAATATTTGCGCCAAGGTCCGTGAAGCTGGACAAATTGAATTAGCAAACGCTATTGGGAGACTGTAATGGCAATCGCACAAGCAATGTGTACAGCATTTAAACAAGAGTTAATGCTAGGAACACACAATTTCGCAACAAATGGCAATGCTTTTAAGATAGCTTTGTACGCAGAGGGTAGTGGCGGTAAGTCTAGCACTACAGCAACTCTTGGCGCGACGACGACTGCTTTTGTAACAACAGGTGAGGTTGCTTCAAGTGGTACATATGCTACAGGAGGCGGTACACTTACAAAAGTTGCTCCAACTACTTCTGGTACAACAGCTTTAACTGATTTTGCGGATATTAGTTTTACAACAGCTACTATTACTGCAATGGGTGCATTGATATACAACAGCACGAATAGTAATAAAGCTGTCGCAGTATTGGATTTTAGTTCTAATAAAACATCTACTTCGGGAACTTTCACTATTCAATTTCCTACAGCGGATGCGAGTAATGCTATTATACGAATAGCCTAATGAGGTAGATTGTGTCAGATCTTCTTTCAGGTTGGGGACGAGGCAGTTGGGGTTCTGGAGCTTGGAACCAAGCTGGTGTAGTAGAAGTCACTGGTGTAGTTGGAACAGGCGCAACAGGTAATGTAACCTCTGAAGGATCCACTGTTTTCAGTGTGACAGGAGTTGCTGGAACTAGCGCAGTTGGTAATGTAAGCGTATCAGCGGGAGCGGGAGTTGCGGTAACTGGTGTAGCTGGAACTAGCGCAGTTGGTAATGTAAGCGTATCAGCGGGAGCGGGAGTTGCAGTAACAGGGGTAACAGGAACAGCCGTAGTAGGAGCGGGTACAATTACTCCTATTGTTTCAATAGGGGTATTCCCAGTAGGGGTAGTAGGAACAGGAGCGGTAGGAGAAGAGGTTCTTTATAGGGAAATTATTCCTTCACAAACATCAAACTTCGCAAACATAACAGTTTCACAAACACCTAATTTCACAAGTGTGACAGTTTCACAAACACCCAACTGGACCGATATAGCAGCGTAAGGATGAAAAAATGGCAAGCACCTATGTAAATGATTTACGACTTAATGAACTAGGTACTGGCGATGGTTCTGGTACTTGGGGTAATACAACTAATACAAACCTTGAACTTATAGCTGAAAGCCTCAGTTTTGGAACTGAGGCTATTACTACAAACGCTGATACGCATACATCGACAATTGCTGATGGAGCTACAGATCCTGTTCGATCAATGTTTGTAAAATACACAGGCACTTTAGATTCTACCTGTACAATTACTATCGCCCCAAACACTATAAGTAGAGTTCATTTTATCGAAAACGGCACGTCAGGCTCACAAGACATAATTATTAGTCAAGGGTCAGGAGCAAATGTAACTATACCCGCTGGACAGACTAAAGCTGTTTATTTAGATGGCGCGGGATCTGGTGCGGCTGTTGTGGATGCTTTTGCTTCGTTAAATATAACTACAAGCGGAAATGTTTCTTTAAATGGTACAATAAAACTAGACGGTAATTATCCAATAGGCTCAAACAATGTGGCGTTGGGTGATACTGCACTAGATGATGGTTCTCTTTCGGGTCAGCGTAACACTGCAATCGGTTTTGCTGCTTTAAGTGAAAATGAAGGTGGCAGCTACAATGTAGCTTTAGGAGCATACTCTTTAGATGCTAATACGAGTGGTAACTATAATAGTGGTTTAGGAGATGCTACTTTAACTGCAAATACTACTGGTAGTGCTAATACAGCCGCTGGTTATTTTGCTTTAGCTGCAAATACTACTGCCGACAGTAATACAGCATTTGGTTATTCATCTATGGGGGTTAATACTACTGGCACTAAAAATGTTTCATCTGGAGCTTTTTCTCTTGATGCTAATACAAGTGGTTCTTTTAATTCTGCGTTTGGATATGCGGCTTTAGGTGCTAACACAACAGCTTCATATAATACATCGTTTGGGGCTGATTCATTAGACGCTAATACAACTGGTGCTTATAATCTTGCTGCTGGATATAGTGCTTTAGGAGCTAATACTACAGGTTCATATAATACAGGTTTAGGCCCATACGCTCTTAATAATACTACAACAGGCGTAAGAAATACAGCGGTAGGATATGCGTCCATAAATACAAGCACTACAGGTTCAAGAAATACGGCTATAGGCGCATACACTATGCACCAAAATACCACTGGTAATTATAACACAGTCATGGGAGACCAAGCCCTTTATTACAATACCACAGGTGAAAACAATGTTGCTCTTGGTTATGTATCTATGGCAGCTAATACGACGGGTGGTACAAATACGGCTGTCGGTGTACAATCTTTATCAAGTAACACAACAGCCTCATACAATACTGCTCTTGGATTTTATGCCCTGCAAGCAAATACCACAGGCAATTCAAATACGGCTGTCGGGTTTCAAGCTGCGATATCTTGTACTACATCAGCTAATAATGTTGCGGTTGGAACTAATGCTGCATATAGCGCGACAACTGGAACTTTTACGGCAGTGGGAGCGGGTGCTCTTTACAAAAAAACGACTGGAAGTGAAAATGTCGCTTTAGGATATAATGCTGGATATGAGCTAACGACTGGCAATCATAATATAATGCTTGGTGATCACACTGGTAGTTATATAACCTTTTTAACTACTGGCTCACAAAACACTATTATAGGTAATTATTGTCGAACAAATGCTTCTGCTGATGATAATTGTCTTGTTATGGGATACGCTAAAGCAGGTAAAGGTAGCAGTACAGGATTTATTTGTGCTGGGTCGAGTTCAGGGTCAATGTATCAGGGTAGTAACTCTTCAGCATGGGCTACAACATCCGATAAACGTCTAAAGAAAAACATTGTCGATAATAATGTAGGTTTAGATAAAATTAATCAAATCCAAGTTCGTAATTTTGAATATCGTAAACCTGATGAAATTACAGAACTAACTTCTTCTGACTGTATTGATATTCAAGGTTTGCAGTTAGGCGTTATTGCACAAGAAATTCAAGAAATTTTACCAGATGTTGTTAAAGAAGAAAGCACAGGTGTTCTCAGAGTTAACCCTGATAATTTAACTTGGTATCTTGTAAATGCAGTTAAAGATCTTTCAGCAAAGAATGATGAATTGGCTGCAAGAATAAAAGCATTGGAGAGTTAAAATGGACGAAATTACAAAAGAACAAATTGCACAACATTACACAGCTTTGGGTCATAGCGTTGGCCTTATTAATGATATTATTGCTGGCAATGCTATGGAAGATTATGATGCTACAGACAAACAAGACTGTGTAGACAGGAATGTTGAGCATCTTGAAATCATGCTAACTAGAGATTTCTGGACAACAGAAGACATGACAGCGGTAAACTCAGCAATCACTGCTGGTAAAGCGTATAAAGCATCTTAAGTAAACCAACAATTATAGCGAACTGATGTCAAATGCCTTTAACCAAATTACAGTTCAAGCCCGGAATTAACCGCGATATTACTTCATACTCAAACGAAGGTGGTTGGGTAGATTGTGATAAAGTGCGATTTAGGCAAGGCTATCCTGAAGTAATTGGTGGTTGGGAAAAGTATAGTTCTGAAACATATATTGGCACTGTAAGAGGTTTATTTAATTGGACAACATTAGATGGCTCGGATCTTCTTGGGCTAGGCACAGAGTCTAAATATTATATTGAAAAAGGTGCTCAATTTTATGATGTAACTCCTATAAGAGCTACAACAACTAACGGTATCACCTTTGCCGCTACTAATGGTTCCTCTGTTATTACAGCTACAGATTCAACTCATGGCGCGGTAGAAGGTGATTTTGTTACTATTTCTGGCGCGGTTAGTTTAGGTGGTTTGATAACTGCTGCTGTTTTAAATCAAGAATATCAAATATTTTCAGTACCGGATGTAAACACTTACACAATCATAGCTAAAGATACTTCTGGGGCAACAGTTACAGCAAATGCTAGTGATAGTGGTAATGGTGGTTCTGGTGTGGATGGTGTTTACCAGCTTAACTCTGGTTTAAATACAGGAGTGGGTGGTAATGGATGGGGTGCTGGAACATGGGGTAGAGGTACATGGGGTTCAGGTGCAGCTATAAATGTACTAAGTTCTTTACGGATATGGACACATGATAATTTTGGTGAAGATTTATTATTAAATCCACGAGATGGTGCTATTTATTATTGGGATGCAAGTGATGGCCTTACGGCAAGAGCAGTAGAACTAAATACCACTAATTTTGTTAATGCTATTGAGCCGCCTATTTTTGCCAAACAAGTTTTAGTTTCTGATGTTGACCGTCATGTAATTGCTTTTGGGACTAATCCTGTTTTTGGAATAGAGCAAGATCCTTTATTAATAAGGTTTTCTGATCAAGAGTCTTTTACGGATTGGAGCCCTACCGCAACTAATACTGCGGGAGATTTAAGGATAGGTTCTGGTTCTGAGTTTATAACGGCTATAGAAACTAAGCGTGAAATAGTGGTTATTACAGACAGTTCTGTGCATTCAATGCAGTTTATTGGTGCGCCGTTTACTTTTGGTATTCAGCCAATAGCTTCTAATACAACAATTATGGGGCCAAATGCGGCTGTTGCAGTAGAAGATGCAGTATTCTGGATGGGTAGACAAAACTTCTATCTATATGATGGGCAAACAAAACAGTTACCCTGCACAGTAAAAGAACGTGTGTTTTTTGATTTTGACTATGATCAAAAAGATAAAGTGTATGCGTCTGTGATATCGGAGTTTACAGAAATAATTTGGTTTTATACGTCTGAAACTAATTCACTTGCTAATGGTGGCACTGGTGAAAATGATAGATACGTCATTTTTAATTATGGGGAAAATTCTTGGTATTATGGAAATCTAGGGCGGTCAGCCTTTTTAGATAGAGGTATTCGTGATTTTCCAATAGGTGCAGCAGATAATTATTTGTATAACCATGAGCTTGGGTATAACGATGATGGTTCTGCTATGGTTTCCACCATAGAGTCTAGTACTATTGACATAGCTGACGGTGACAACTTTACTTTTATAAATAGGTTAATACCTGATTTTACGTTTAACGGGTCAACTACCTCGTCTCCTACAGTAAACGTCACTTTACAAGCTAACAATTTTCCGGGACAAAACTATCTTCAATCTGAGATTTCTCAAATAGATAGAACGGCCACCTCTACAACGGTTCCTTTTGAACAGTTTACAAACAAGGCTGATGTTAGATTGAGAGGTAGGGCGTTTTCCATCAAAGTTGATTGCTCTACAGAAGGTGTTCGTTGGAGATTGGGAAGCCCCCGTGTAAGTATTAGGCAGGACGGGAGGCGTTAATGGCCACTAATGTAACCCCGTTTCCAAGGCTGCCCACTCCGCCTAAAGAAGTTAGTCCGGAATATTTGACAGATTTAGTAAGGGCTTTAGAAATATTTTTAAAACAGGCCCAGAACCCTCAGTTAAACTTCCAAGAAATCCCTTTAAGTGGAAACAACAATTTATTACAACAAGGCGATATTTATGTCGCGGACGGTGGCTTTTTAAAAATAGTGGGTAAAACAGAAATATTTAGTGGTTCTGTTTCTGCGACAGGTTCGATTGGAACTGTTACCGTATCTGTTTCATAGTATAGACGTAAGTTTAAAAAAAGAGTAGACTGCGATAGACCTTATATCAGGGAATTTGTAAATGGCACAGGCAGCAGAAAAAATTATTGAGT